GGACTTCGGCGCTGCTCGCAAGCAGTACAAGGGCGACCTTGAAGTGAAGCAGGCGCTAGATGATGCGCGCAAGGGCTTCAGCAATGCAGATCCAGAAGAGCTTGCCATTGCTTGGAAAGGCATGTCCAACGCTGAGAAGGAAGCCTATCGCGCTGGTGCTCTCAAGAACATCCGCGACACGCTCTTCGGCACCGGCGATTTTACTGATGCCACCAAGCGCATTGGTCAGGCCGTGCAGGACCGCCGCGAAGCTCTCAACATCATCATGCCTGACAAGCTCACGGCTCGCCTGTTCCAAGACTATCTCGGTGCAGAAGCAAAGCTTGCAGCCAATGCACAGCGCATCAAAGGCGGCTCGCAGACGGCTCGCCGTCAGCAGCTCGCCAAGGATCTCGAAGGCGATGTTGATCTCGGCATGCTCGGCGTGGCTGGTAACGTAGCCCTTGGCCGGATGCAAACTGCCATGAACGGTGTTTTCAACATCCTCGCCAAGAGCCCCACGATCCCTGAGAAGCGCGTGGAAGCTCTCGGCAAGATGCTGCGTGAGAACGACATCAAGGGCGTCGAGCGCCTCACCAAGAGCCTTGAGGCTTTTGCCGCAGAACAGGAACGCAAGGCAGCGCGCGATCTGAAAGCCGGCAAAGCCGTCGCCGGTCAAGCCGGTCGTATCGCAGGCGGGAAGACGGTTGAAGAGGAAAACAGAATTGAACCTCTCGAAGCTCTTGGCCGCCCGCAGTTCCCGTAATCACGGCAGCATGAACTTCATGGCAGGGGCTGGGTCTCTGACAGTCGTCGCAACCTCTCGGTAATTTGACGGATGGACCTTGTCCTTGCTGTCGAATAGACGAAGATCAACCAGCCCATCTCGCCGCTCCTCTGCCACCCTGTATACGGCTCCGGCTGCGTGCCTATTATACGGCACCAGCCACACAACCCTGTCTGCGACAACATGCGCCCGCACCCGTCGCAGATCTTGGAGCAAGGTTGGTGACATTGGGTCGTTGGACCCCAGCGAGATGACGACAAAGTCACGGTTCACCCATTTCATAATTCCAGCCTGCATGCCCGTTGTTCTGCCAACAACAGCCAGTTGCTCACAGCGAAGATGTTGGTTCACGCCAACAGCTATGCTGTCACCAATCACCGCACATTCCATCAGCGTCTCGTCCTTCTCTTGTATGATTGACGGCGAGGAATAGGCGCGAGGCAGACATATTCCTCGTTCTCATATTCGTCATGACGACAGTCTAGATACATCTGGTGCTTGTGCTCATGTCGCTTGGAATAGATGAGATCTCCATTCGGATGCTCGTAGCAATGCATCTCATCTTGATCCAGCTCAGGCCTACGCAAAAAGCCAAAGCTCCAGTGCCACCCATGCTTCACGATTGCGTCTGTCATTTTGCCTTCCTCACGATTGGAATATAGCAAAGCCGCGCGTGCTCCTCACAGTATGACCTGTGATTTATTACGTTGCTACAAAATATCGGAGCAGTCATGTCGCTGTTGAGGATGTAGCGGCACGAATCATGTCTTAGCTTGACTATGTTGCTGGTCGGTTTTGGCTTCTTATCAACCGTCTTACTGACTGAACGCTTGCGCACAATGCCTGATTTACGCGGCGAGAACACCACGCCTTCTTTCTTGGCTCTATGTATCATGCCAGAGATCACGCCTTTAGTGACGCCAATCTTCTTGGCAATTTCGTTTACAGACAGGCCTATGGCCCATAGTTTTTGGATGTCATCTAACATGGTCTGGTCTCGTTGGGTTGTGATGGGGGCCAAAGCCCCCACCGGATTAAAGCATTGCAAGGCGAATGTATTGCTGCTTGTACTGCTCATGGCGACGAGCAAGCTTTACATTCCACCCGCGCCAACCGGCAACATGGCACGCGGCCATCTGCTTGTGGTTGGACACACCAGATTCCAAGCACCTTTTCATGTGAGCAATGCCGGCACGGATGCCGTATTCACACTCATGAAGCCTCTTCGGATCATAACCCAGCGCACGCGCCGAGCCGTCAATCACCTGAAACACACCCTTTGCGTGACCATGCGCCGTGCGAGGGCCGTTGATCTTGCAGGTGTAGTTGCTCTCGATCTTGGCAAGCTTGAGCGCGCTTTGCACCCATTTCTCGCCGAGTTCTTCTTTTGCGATGCGTGCTACTGCATCAGCAACAGGCTTTTTGCTGTCAGGAACCTTGGCCGCATTTACATTCCAGATATGACCGCTCATGGATTGATAGGTCTTGTCTGTCATGAAAAAGTGGCCCGTCCACTCTTCCTCAATAGCCTTCGCTGGGTTTGACAGTAGTGTTAGTACCATCAAACTTAACATCGTATTGCGCATTAGAAGTTTCCTTCTTGATAGGTGCAAACCGCTTTGCCATAGCGGCAATGTCATCCTCTTCGGTGGTTTGTGCAGGCGTATCCGCTGCGGTGAATGCTTCTCCAGAAAACTGAGCCGAAAAAGCAGTGTAGTTTACATTGTCCACATAGTTGTCGTCCAGCAAAGGATTGACGCGGCGACGCGCCAGCTTCACGGCTTCGAGAACAGATGTGATGTCATATTTTGTGAGTTGCTTGCCAGTAATCAATGTTGCCATTTGTGCAGCAACTTCAAACAGAAACTCAGGGTTCCCGTATTGCTCACCGCGATCGTTCACGACAACAGCGGAATGCATGAGGATGTCTTTGTGGTTCATTTTGGGCTCCATGTAGTCTTTTGATTGTAGCTCTTGTGTGATCTCCTCTAGATTGTTGGACTTGTGATACACGATAACACGATGAAGCAGCTCAGCAGCTCTTTCCTTCGTGCTTCGTGTCGGTATGGTTAAGATCATCTCAAACATCATTTCGGATTCTCCAAAGCCTCATTGCCTCCTCTTCGACATATGGCCTGATAAGCGCCGGCAATCTGTCCAAAGCTCTGCGCCTTGTTTCCTTGTCCGGCAATTTCAGGATCTCGCACGCGCCTTCATAGATCTGAAGACGGCATGCAGATTGGATAGCAGGCTGCGCCAGTTCATAGTGCAGCGTGCCTGATAGAACTTCATAGATCTGCTCGCTTGGTCTTTTCCAAGTAGATGTTGAACGCTTCTTCTGCCGCATCGACACCCAACGCCACACAGGCGAAGCTCCCTAGTTGTTGCGCAACACGCAGATATTCCAACTGTGCTGGCTGGAAGCGAGATTGCGTGTGGTCGCGCCGCTTCAGCTCACACACGAATGCAGGTGAGCCCGGTATCACGATATCAGGCGCGCCCTCTGTCATGCCTTCTGCTTTCTGGTGGTCAACCTGAAAGCGCGTGCGCTTGCCTTCATTGCGTGGATGCAGCGCAAGCTTTCCCCATGTGTCAGGATACTTGCGGCGGATCCGCGCAAAGAACGTGACTTGCTCGTTGTTCTCAGAAGGGCACGCCCCCCTGAAGGATTGGTCTCCATAGACAGGGATGTCATGCGGCAATTTCAAGATTGAAAGCCCTCACTTCGTAGAAGTCACCAACTTTGCGGTAGGTGATCGTGTGCGGTTGCTGGTTGTTGAGAGCGTTGAACATGTTCAGCGTGGCAACAGCGTTCGGATGCTTTGGCGTGAGCTGCACCCAGAACGTGAACGAGTGATCTTCTGTGACCACCTTCACCATGCGCGTTGGGTTGCCAGCTTTGCTCACGCTTGGTTTTGCACTCCAGCCGGTTACCATTTCAGTCCGCCACTGCTTGAGATCGCGGATCTTTCGCTCTGCTGCAAGCCTTAGCTTTTCATTCGGGTCCACCAGTTCCGCATTACAAGCCTCACATCGACGAGCAGCAATGTCGTTCTCGTGCTCACACTCAGAACATTTCTTCGCAGTCCAGCGATACGAGCATTGACGGAGTTCGTTACCGAGGAGATGAACCGCTGTGCAGCGTCGTCCAAAGTGCGCAGGAATGGGACCAAAATCGCCTTGGAGCGGATTTCCATCAAGGTCCACAAAATAACCGCTGCGGTCAATTCCAAACCGATCAGGATTAGGCCGAGCACGAAACACATTATCCACATCACATACAGGGCAGGTGCATGTAAGATCTTCTTCATTTTTAGATGCCTTCTTCTCTTTGATCTCAGGATTAAACACGTCACCATCTGGGCAGTGACGCTCGACGTTCTCGGCATAGTCCAGAACAAGACAGTTCTCTTTGCCATCATGCAAACGCAGGCCGCGACCAATGATCTGCTGCATTAGGCCGACCGATTCCGTGGCACGCAACATCGCGATAACATCGACATGCGTGGCATCAAAGCCGGTCGTCAGCACCGCCACGTTGACGATATATTTGATCTCTTGCGCCTTAAACGCAGCCAAGATCCGCTCGCGCTCCTTCTTCGGCGTCTCGCCGGTCACGATCGCCGACAACTCAGGCGGCAGGCTGGCAAGGCACTCCTCAGCGTGCGCAACCGTTGCAGCGAAGATCAGTATTCAGTTGCAAGTGCTTTGTCTTGTAGCTCTCAGCGTTCAAATCACCAATCACCGGCGGCGTAAGATAGCCCTGATCAATCAGCTCATGTGCGCGGATGCGATACACGCAGCGCGTGAAGAAGCCATTTGTACCAGCCTGCCCGCCGTTCTCCCACTGCTTGAACACATAGCCGCTGCCAAGCCTGTAGGGTGTCGCAGACATGCCAACAACGCGCATGTTGTGATTAGGGATCCTGTCGATGATCTTACGAATTGTGGGCGTAATACCATGGCACTCGTCAATGATAATCATGGCGATCTCATTGCCAAAGCGCTCGATGCTGTTCAGCACCGTCACAGGCGTGCCAAACACCACAGGATGCTCGCGGCACTTAATGCCAACGCTCGCCGAGAAAAACGAAGCATCACCGGGATACTTCGCATGGTTCTGCTCGACCAGCTCCTTCGATGGCGCGATGCACAACACATGCTTTCCGCTCATTTCATGCACGGTCTTTGCAAGCTCGGCGATAATGTGGCTCTTGCCGGCGCCGGTCGCTGCTTCGATCATGCAAGGTTCGGTGGTCTTCTTAATCCAAGCAACGATCTTGTCGTGGGCTTCTTGCTGGTATGGTCTAAGCATAGCGAATGAACCTTTTCATTGGAATAAGCCCACACGGTTCTGTGTCTTGTTTATCGCCACGGTCATATCGACCGGCAATTACAAGATCAAAAATAGGCCAATCGTTGCTCGTGAATGTTGTTGCATAAGTTCCGTCTGGTAGGCCAATAGCCAACACAAATGGAATGCTATGCGTGTCGCTCCACGCTTTTGCGCTTTGAAGTTTATGAGCGCTCAAAATCAAGCCGCCCATTTCATCTAGCTTTTCAAAAGTGTAATTGCGGCACTTAATTTCCATCACCGCTACGACCTTGCCGCTGCGCTTGATGGCATAATCCACCACACAGGCTGGTTTCATTTTAACAATGTCGCAAAGCCAAATAGAGGCAAGGGTCTCAGCGACTTGTGCTTCTTTTTGTCTATCAGCGCTTGTTTCGTAGAGGGGACGGCTCATTTGCTCACGAATCTGGTCTGGTTGGTTGGGCTGCCAAATTTATACCAACAGCAGTTGTCTTTGCCAACCGTGTTGCCGAACCATTTCACGCGGCCCACACTGACGATTAAATGACACCTGTCGAGATATTGACGGGCCTGCTTAGTAAACATCCAGTCGGCATCGAACAGGAACCACGTCGGGCGCAGCATCGAACACCGCTCGATGAGCTGGTGCAGGACTACTCGCGACCACGGGGGGTTCGTGATGATATGCGTGGCCTCACCCACATCTTCGTGCGTAAGAAAAGCCGCATCATGGTGCGTGTACGGCGACCCGGAATCTGCGTCGTAAGAACTAACACAGCGATGACCGTGCCGCTCCAGATGGGTGATAAGATGCCCCTGACCAGCGCACGGCTCGCAGAACTTAGTCTCAACAGGCAAGTGCGCCAGCAATGGCAGCACAGCCTCGTAAGGCGTGCTGTAGAAATCCATTGGCTTGCGCGGGAGATCACTTCTCTTTCCCATTGCTCAACATCCAATATTCAACCGGCGCGCCGCGATAAGGTGTGAGATCAAGATCGGGCAAGTGCTCCTTGACGATCTTGGCATAAGCAACAGCGCCATCGCGCTTCGTCTTGGTAAGCTTGCGCGTGCCAAACATCGCATCCCGGCCAGACGAGATCTCAACCAGCTTGTCGAGCAGTTCTTTTTTCCGCTCTTCGTAAAGCTTGATGGCCTCGATCGTGTCGTCATACTCCGCAATGATCTGCGGCGCATCGAACTCGGCGCGCTTGGGTGCAAGATGGCGCTCAGGCTTGGTCACCTCAATCAGATACGCCTCATAAAACGCGCGCAGCTCCTTCATGGCATTGGTGATGAACACCTCATCACGCTGCACAACCTCAAGAGCCGTCTTGCTGGGGCACCACTGGTAGAAGTCGCAGTAATCGCGCCCGGTGACAAACAACTGCACCTGCATCTGCGCATAGTAATGCATCTGCTCCTGTGCGCTCTTGAAGCGGCCTTCGCCGTTGCGCAGGCTGTAGGGACACTTGATCTCGATCAGGCCATTGGTGCCGATCAGGCCGTCAGGCGATGCGCCGAACCAGTCTTCAT